CAACGAGGACCTCGCCCCCGGCTCGTTCACCAAGACGATCCAGGAGAACGCAGGCCGGTTCGGCGTGTTCTACAACCACGCGCGGACTATCTACGGCACCCCGGATGGGGCGCTGTCGGTCCCCATCGGCGTGCCGCTGGAGGTTTCGCAAGACGAGCGCGGCGTCTACACCGTGACCCGCTACCTGGACAATCCCCTGGCTGACTCGGTGCTCGACGGCATCAAGCAGCGAGCGATCCGTGGACAGTCGTTCTCCGGCAAGTTCATCAAGTCGGCCCGGACCCGCGCGAAGGCTGGCGGCCTGCCGCTGATCACGCGCCTCGAGGTCGCCATGCGGGAGTACGGCCCGACCGTCTTTCCTGCCTACACCGAGGCCATGATCCTCGGCACTCGCAGCGTGTCCACCTTCCTGGAAGCCCTCGCGGCCAACGGGGAGGACGTGGACAAGTTGCGCACCATGCTCGGCGTCGCCACTCCCCTAGAGCCGGCCCCGCCGTACGACACCCCAACCGGGGCCGTCGTGGTCGATGAGCCGGCTGACAGCCACTCCGCTCGCCATCAGTTCACCCGAGATCGTGCGAAGGCACGACAGGAAGGAGGGCCACTCTCATGAGTGCCACCACCCCCCGCCTCGATGTGTTGGCCGGCGAGCTGGAGACCCTGCGCTCCGAGATCGCCGAGCTCGATGCAGTCGAGACCCCCACCGACGAGCAGGCCGAGCGCTTCTCGGCTGCCCTGACCGAGTGGGACACCACCAAGGCCGAGTTCGATCGTCTCTCCGCACGCGCGGAGCAGGTCGAGGCCGTGCGTCAGGCCGCCATTTCCGCCCCGAACGTGGAGCGGTCGGCCCCCGAGGTCATCACGCGCACCACCTCCGACCCGTTCGACAATCTCGACGCGATCCGCGCCGGAGTCGTCTCGGACGGCGATCTGCGGGCGCGCGCCCTGGATGCCATCGAGCAGGCTGGCGAGCACATGACCGACTCGCAGCGCGAGCGGGCCACCCAGCTCGTCCAGTCCGCCGGCAACAAGCACAGCGCCGGGATCGCCCGCCACGTGCTGCTCACCGGCTCGCCGGAGTACCACGCCGAGTTCGAGGAGTACGCCCGCTCGGGCGGCACCTACGTGGGCCCGCAGTTGCGTGCCGCGCTCTCGCTGACCGACGCCAATGGCGGATACATGGTCCCGTTCACCCTGGACCCGACCATCATCCTCACCAACGACGGCACGGCCAACCCGTTCCGTCAGACGGCGACCGTCAAGACCATCACGACCGACACTTGGAACGGCGTCTCGTCTGCCGGCGTCACCGCCGAGTGGACCGCTGAGGCTGCGGAAGCTGCCGACGCGTCGCCCACCTTCGCCCAGCCCAGCATCACCCCGGCCCGCGCCGACGCCTACGTCGAAGGTTCCTACGAGGTGCTTTCCGACTCCGGCTTCGCTGGCGAGCTGGGAATGCTCCTGGCTGACGCCAAGGACCGGCTGGAGGGCACTGCGTTCGCCACCGGCAACGGCACCAACAAGCCGACCGGCATCGTGACGCAGTTGGTGGCCGACTCCAAGACGGTGACCAGCACCACCACGGACACGTTCGCTCGCGCGGACGTGGACAAGGTGATGCAGGCCTTGCCGCCCCGGCATCGGAGCAAGGCCGTCTGGTTCGCCAACAACACCATCTATGACGCCATCCGGGCATTCGACACCTCCGGTGGTAGCGCCTTCTGGGCGAACCTCGGTGCGGCCACCCCGGAGCAGTTGAAGGGGCGTCCGGTCTACGAGTCGAGCGACTTCGATGGCGTGATCAACGCGACCCAGGAGAACTACGTTCTGGCGTACGTGGACATGTCCACCTACTACATCGTGGATCGCGTCGGCATGTCGGTGCTCTACGAGCCGATGGTGAAGGGCGCGAACCGTCGCCCGACCGGCCAGGCCGGCTGGTTTGCCATGTGGCGGGTTGGCGGCAAGTTCGTCAACTCCAATGGCGGGCGTCTGCTCAACGTCACCTGATGACGAACCCCAGCCCGTCCGGCTTTGCTACCGGGCACCGGGCGGGCTGGGGCCATCAACTACACAGAGGAGGCTCGCATGGCCATGCGCGCACGCACCACGTTCCTGGTGGCAACCAAGGACGGCCAAGGGGTCTGGGTTCAGGCTGGCCAGGAGGTCTCCGACTCCCACATTCTGAGGGGCCGCGAGGATCTGTTCGAGCCCGTCGAGGACGCGAAGGCGACCCCGGTCGCCCGCAAGAAGAAGTAGCGGCCCGTCGTGCCCGATCCCGATTACTTCACCCTGGCCGAGTTCCGCGAACTGCCCGACATGGGCGAGGCGCGGTTCACCGATGCCCGGATCGAGGCAGTCGCGGCGTCCGTCGTGAGCACCATCGAGCGATGCGTGGCCACGTCGTTCGTTGCGCGGACCCAGACGGCAATCCTGGATGGATCGGGCACCACAGTCCTGGTACTTCCCCACATCCGCGTGCTCGATGTGACATCCGTGGACTACGACGGAACTGCTCAGTCGGTGTCCGACTTCCGGGTCACCCCGAACGGTCTTCTGCGGTGTCCGTCTACATCCTGGTTCCCGTCCGGCACCCAGAACATCACCGTGGGTTACACCTCCGGCTACTCCGCAACCCCGCCCGCCGACATCAAAGAAGCCGCCATGCAGGCCACCCGCGCGCGGGTGCTGGAGACGAATAGCGCGTCCATCCTGAACGCCCGCCGTTCAAGTGTCACAGATGCCACGGGTGGCACGACCACCTTCACCCTTCCCACCACTGACGAGCGGCCGTTCGGCTATCCGGTCGTGGATGACGTGGTTGCCGGTTGGCGCAGGGAACTCCGTCAGCCCTGGGGTGTCTGATGGCTGGCACGATCTCCCGCCTGGTCCGCAAGGCCGTCACGGACGGTCTGGCCGATCTCCCCGCCCTCAAGGATCAGGGCGTCCAGGTCACCTACTCCTGGGACTCCGCCGCGATTTCGCGCGTGATGGTCTTCACGGCCTCTCCGCGTGCCGAGACTCCCCCGGCTGCGCTGCGGTCGGGTCGCAATCACCGGGACGAGACCGGCGAGTTTCGCCTAGTAGTTCTGGTCGTGGCCCCTGGCGGCGATGCCTTCGATGCCGAATCCCGGCTCGACGAGTTCGCGCCCGTGGTTGAGGAATGGCTGGCCGATCGCAAGTCAAACGAACTCGGCGTGCCCGGTCTCCAGACCCTGACTGTCGTCGCCTGGGAGGGCAACGAGGGCAGGGCTGACGAGGGCTGGGCCTCTGAACGCATCTACACCGTGCGCTACACCGCGCGACTCACCTGAGAGGGGCCGTGATGGCTGCCAAGAATCCGACGACTGTCCTGGTCTATGTCGGCCCGTTCGATGAGGTCGAGGTGGCCGGGATGGTCGTGAAGAACGGCGGCGAGGTCGAGGTGCCCGCCGTGCTCGCTGGGGAAGTCCCCAGCTCCAAGTCTCCTGGGTCGGGCCTGCTGGCTCAGCCCGACAACTGGACAGTGAAGGAGTCCTGACATGGGCGCGATGGATCATCAGCTGGGCGTCGCCAACGAGTCGACGTACGGCACCGCCGTCACCGTTTCCCGTTTCTTCGAGTACGAGTCGGAGGGCATCGAGGAGTCCTACGGTCGCACCGAGGGCGACCCGCTGCGGCTGGGTTCGGGCTTCGCTCGCGGGGACCGGTTCACGCCGTATTTCGAGGGCGCGTCCGGCTCCGTGCAGATGGCCGTGATGACCAAGGGTTTCGGCTTCTGGCTGCGTCACATGACCGGCTCGACTCCGACCACGACCGGCCCGGCTGAGACGACGGTCTACACCCACACGGCTGCCGAGGGCGACCTCTACGGGGACTCGTTCACGCTCCAGGTGAATCGCCCGTTCCATCCGGCCGGCACCAATCAGCCGTTCACCTACGCGGGTTGCAAGATCACCGAGTGGACGCTCTCCAACTCGGTCGAGGGCAACCTGCTGCTGGATCTGAACATCGACGCGGCGTCGGTGGCCACGGCCACGGCGCTGGCGACGGCGAGCTACCCGACCGGCATGGAGAACCTCTCTTGGGTCGGTGGACTCATCACTATCGGCGCCGCCAACATCGACGTCACCGAGATCTCGGTCAAGGTGGACAACGGCCTCAAGACCGACCGCCGGTTCATCCGCCAGAACGCGGCCAAGAAGGAGCAGACGTCCTCGCGCCGCAAGGCTGAGTTCTCGCTCAAGTGCGACTTCGAGTCGCTGGCGATGCGTGCCTACGCGGCCTCGCTGACGGCTGCCGGCGCGAAGGCGACGTTCACGGCCACCTGGAAGGGCCCCACGCTGCTGGGCTCGACCATCTACCCCGAGTTCACCATCACCGCCCCGGTGGGCCGCTTCGATAGCTGGAAGGGCACGACCGGAGGCACGGAGGCGATCGAGCAGGAGTTGTCCGGCGAGATCCGCTACGACGGCACGTCTTCGCCGCTGACGCTGACCTACAAGTCGGCCGACTCCACGGCGTAATCCGTGGGCCGGATTCGCGCCGACCGGGGCGGGGCCGGTGTCCAGGTCGAGGGGCTTCGGGAACTGAACCGCAGCCTCAAGGCAATGTCTCCCGCCCACCAGCGGGAGTTGAAAGAGGTCGGCCTTGAGGTCGCCACGTTCGTGGCTCAGGACGCCAAGGGTCTCGCTGCCCTGCTGGGTGGCGTGGCAGCCAAGACCGCCCCGTCAATTCGGGCGGCTGGCTACACCACGGGTGCCGGGGTGAGCTTCGGCGGCTCGGGCTACGAGTTCGCGGCTGGTGCCGAGTTCGGCGCGTATCGCTACAAGCAATTCAAGCCGTGGCGGGGCTCCGGCTCTGACGCTGGCTACTTCATCTATCCGGCGATCCGGCAAGACCTGGATCGCATCGAGAAGGCCTACGAAGAGGGCCTGGACCGCGTTATCAAAAGGGTGGGATTGGATTGAGCAACACACAGAGACCGAGCTTGCAGCGCAAGCACACGCGCACCACGAAGGCGAACAAGGCCGAGGCGCTGGACACG